CCCCTACCCCAACTCCAACCCCAACCCCAACCCCAACTCCGACTCCAACTCCTACCCCGACTCCAACAGTCACTACGGATGACACTGGAATGTCCGTTGCTGACGCTTACCAGCGGGTTCTAGGACGAGCGCCAAGTGCCGAGGAGGTTGCTTACTGGCAGTCTACGTTTGGGAGCAGTGTGGACCCTACTGAGCTATCCACCTTCAGTGTGGCGGCTCAACCGGAACTCGCAGCGGCAGCACCAACGAATACAGCCGTGCGGGATATGTACATGGAAGTGCTGGGCAGAGCGCCTGACGCCTCTGGCTTGCAGTATTTTACTGATCGTTTTGGTACTGACGTTAGTTCGGCTGAACTAGATATTTTTAAGGCAATGACGGCTGAGGAGCAGGCCGCCAATGCTGCTAGGGACGCTGCAAAGACTAGCCCCACACCTACACCCACACCTACACCCACACCTACACCCACACCAACAGAGACCGTTACTCCTACAGTTGCCCCAACAGTAACCCCCACTCCAACGGTTACTCCTACACCTACTCCAACCCCAACCCCTACTCCTACCCCTACACCTACGCCCACTCCTACTCCTACACCAACCCCCACGCCTACACCCACGCCTACGCCGACGCCGACACCAACAGAAACTACTACTCCGACAGTCACGCCGACTGTCACCCCAACAGTTACTCCTACAGTAACCCCAACAGTTACGCCTACTGTTACCCCGACAGTCACACCAACAGTGACCCCCACAGTCACACCTACTGTTACACCTACAGTTACTCCTACCGTCACGCCAACAGTCACCCCTACTGTGACTCCAACGGTGACACCAACAGTCACTCCGACGGTGACTCCCACAGTAACTCCAACCGTTACTCCTACAGTCACCCCTACAGTCACCCCTACAGTTACCCCTACAGTTACCCCCACAGTGACTCCTACAGTCACTCCCACAGTCACGCCTACGATTACGCCGACCGTCACGCCTACAGTTACCCCGACAGAAGTTGTTACTCCAACAGTAACTCCGACCCCCACGGTTATTACAACTCCAACGGTTATTACAACTCCCACCGTTACTCCGACAGAAGTTGTTACCCCAACAGTCACTCCAACTCCGACCCCGACACCCACACCGACACCGACTCCTACACCGACTCCGAAGCCAACACCTATTCCAATACCCGCCCCCAAGGCAACTCAAGTAGCACAAAAAACTGCAACATCTAGCGAATCGTCGGACCCTTACAAGCCCGGTTTTGCTGACATTGGTCTCAAAACAAGCGGATTTGCAGAATTTGAAGGGCCTCTTGCAAAATACTTGAAAATGGTCTCTCTTGGTTCCTATTCAGGAAATTTGCGAGAAATCCAACAAAATCAACAGGCAGCCCAAATGCAAGATGAACTCTCCGCTCCAGAGGAGCCCGGCTCTGACTATTTCGCCTATGGCCGTCAAACCGACATTAATTTGTCTGATGACCCCAACGCAAAGACGTTTTACTCAAAGGCTGGCGGGCTCGCTACGCCATTATTTGCCGGTGGTGGTACTACCCGGCACGGCAAGTACGCCGGAGGCGGTTTAGGGGTCATAGAGCACTCCGGCAAGGCTAGACTGGACTTCCGCACTGGCAATGCCGTGACGGGACCGGGCGATGGCCAGTCCGACGACATCCCGGCAATGTTGGCTGACGGGGAGTTTGTTTTCCCGGCGGACGTGGTGGCGGCTCTTGGAAATGGCTCAACCAAGGCCGGTTCAGATAAACTCTACGACATGATGCACTCCATTCGGGCGTATCACAGGTCGGCCAAACCAAAAGACTTACCGCCTCCGGCTAAGAAGTCCCCGTTGGATTACCTTAAAAAACGCAAAGTTAGGAGATAAGCATGGCATTCCTTCAAGGCGCACCGCTGCCGGACATCAAGACGACCGAGACAAAGGTTGACACGGCCCCGTCGTACTACACCGACTACCTGACTGGCCTGTCTGGGGCAGCCACAACGGCTATGGGCAAGACCCCTACAGAGTCTGTCGCCGGGTACGACGAGATGCAGACTTCCGGGTACGGGATGCTGCCCGATGCCGCAACGGATTACCTAACAAACCTAGAGAGCGCACAAACCACTGCGGCTCAGGCCGCCAAGGGCATCACCCCTGAGCGCATTCAGGCTTTGATGAACCCGTACACCAGCAACGTGGTGGATGAAATGGGCCGGCTGTCTCAGCAAAGCTTGCAACGCAACATCTTGCCGACCATGAAGGCTGGGTTTGTTGGCACTGGCGGTCTGGGCGGACAGCGCTACGCCAACGCCCTTGGCCAGTCCATGTCGGACATTCAGTCTAACCTGACTGGGCAGCAGTACGGTGCCCTGTCAAAGGGCTACAGCGAAGCTATGAAGGGTGCACTAGACGAGGCCCAGTTGCAAAACATGGCGGCCCAAACTCAGGGCAAGTTAACCCAGCAAGAGCTTGATATGGCACTGACCGGCGCTGGGGCATTGACTAAGGCCGGCGCGGAGCGTCAGGCTTACGAGCAAAGCCTGCTAGACCAGCCGCTCAAGACGGCTACGGCAGCGTCCAACCTGATGCGAGGCTATACCATGCCCGGGAATCAGACAGTGACGTTTACGGGGCCCAAGGCGGGTGCGTACCAGACATCGGGGTTAGCAGACATTCTTGGAACTATGGGTGCAGTAGGAAGCGTTGCCGGCGGCACAGGTTTGCAAACCATTACTGGGTTGGGCGGAGACCTTTTAAAATATTTGACGAAAGATAAAACAGTTGCAGACAGTGGCTATATTTATACGCCTAGCGATTTGAATCTAGACGAAATTGATCCAATTTAAAAGTAAAAACATGTCTACCGCACCACCAAAAACCACTGGTTACGTCTCGGGAGAAGATCCCGATACGATTGAGGCAAACCGCGTCTATCAGGACGCATTGGCTCGACTGTCGCAGTCCCTTGACACGCGCAAAAACAGATTCTTTGACCCGGTGTGGCTTGCCGCCGCGCAAGGGTTTGGAGCCCCGACGCAAACCGGCGGTTTTGGTGAGTCTCTTAGCAATGCTGCAAAAAGCATCAGCGCTGCTCAGGAGCAGGATCTCAAGCAGGAGCAGGAGATTGCCCAGCAGCGGGTAGCCGCAGCCGGCAAGGGCGTTGAGCTGCAACGCATGAGGGCTAACGATGCAAACATTGCCAACTATCTTACAGGCAAGCAGGCAGGCTCCTTGGCAGGTCCCCTGTCCGCCCCCTTGGCCGGTCCTAGAGCAGCGACTGCTTCTCCTGTTTCTTCTGCTGGTGGACTGCCGACCACCTCAGTTCCTACGGTCACCGAGCCTGCCGTTCCTGACGTGGCAAGCGCTGCACCGGTTAGGCCACCAAGTGTTGTACAACCTAGCCCTTTGCCTGCTGTTACAACAGCTCAAGTTGCGTTGCCAAGCGATGCTGAAGATGACGGGGGTGTTCAGATATTCCCCGAAAATAAAAACTTCATGACCGCGAGGGAGTACGTCAGCCTAAATCGGAACAGCGGCAGGCCTTTGGGTGATCTTATAAAAGAAGGTATGGAGCTTGAGCGGAAAAATCTTGAAGTAAAAGAGTCTGGAACTACAAACCTTAGAACTGGAAAATTTTACGCAAGCAACGCCGAACCTGTTGACGTTCAAATATTTGCCGAAGGTTACAACGGCGGGACTTATACGATTCCTAAATCTGTCGCATTGCAACTTTCTGTGCTTCAACGTCAAGGCAATGAGGCCGGGTACAAAGCTTTAATTGACAAGTTTACGGGCAAGACGTTTGGCCGGCCAGCAGGTGCTGCGCCTGTAACTGGTGGTTCTGTACAGGATCGTGTGATAGCCAATACGCGAGCGGTAGAGCTTGCAAGGGCAGACACGGCCTTAGAAATTGAAAGTCGTAAAGATTTCAACCAGCGCAAGAAAGACGCCGACGAGACTATTACGATGGCAAATGTCTTCCGCCGTTTTGCCAGCGAGCCAAATGCCAAGGACATGTTCGGCATCCTGAACAACGACAAGGTCATGTCAGGCGTCGCTACTTTAGTGCGTGAGGGCATTGGCCTGCCCGGTTTTACTGTTGGCACCAAGTCCATTGAGGACGTCATGCGTAACGCCGGCTTGAGTGACGCAGATCAAGCCAAGTACCGCACGTTCTTGATGTACACAGCCCAGATGCAGTTGCAGCAAACCAAGTACATGAAGGGCGCTGTGTCTGACTTTGAGCAACGCTTGATGGGCAGCGCCGGCATTACCAACCAAGACACGCCAGAAACAATCCGCACAAAAGCCGACTTGTTGACTCGCCGGGCTCAGTTTGACCGTCGTGTAGCCAAGGCGTTTAAAGACTCGAAGATGACCGCCGACGATTTTATTGACTCGGACAAATACAATGAGATGCGCGATAAGTACAACGTGGACCTCTCAGAACTTGCAACTGGCAGCAAGATTCTTGTTGCTCCACCAGCAGTAAGACCTCCCTCGGGTCCAGCCGCGCCAAGCCCCGGGTTTGTTCGAGGTCCAGATGGCGTAATCCGTCGCAAGAAAGCAGGCGAATAACATGGCCAACAAAAACGTCGAGCAGTTTGTTGCAACCTACGGTCCTGTTGCGCAACAGGTCAGCAAGGAGATCAACGTTGACCCCAACGTACTGCTTGGCCAGTGGGGGTCAGAGAGCCGCTGGGGTCAGACCAATATGGCCAAGAAGCACCACAACCTTGGCGGCATCAAAGACTTCAGCGGACAAGGTTTTGAGGCCAAGGACAATAAGACCGGCTCGTTGGACAAGTACCTCAAGTTTGAGGACCCAGAGGTCTTTGGCATGTACTACGCTGACCTGATCAAGCGTAACTTCCCCAATGCCGTCAACACAGGTCCGGACGTTGGTGCGTTCACTCGCGGCTTGGCTAGTGGAAAAAACGGATCGTATTTTGAAGTCACCCCGGAAGAATACCAAACGTCATTGACCAACGCCCAATCTGCAATTTCTCAAGACAAGCAGTTGCCCTTTGAGCCAACAGTCACCTCGCAACCCAAGGCGGAGACCGACATGGTTATCGCGCCAGCTCCGCCTCCGCCACCTCCTGCCCCCGCACAAAGCGACAAGTCAGGTGCAAAGCCCGGGGAGCGCTTCCTCGGAGCCGCCGTTGGTACTGGTGTGGGTACAGTGGCCACTGGACTGCAAGGTTTCGGTGACCAAAGGACGGCTGTTGCTGTGAAACGGGCAGGGCTCGAGGAGGCCGCCCGGATTGCCGCACAACGTGCCGCTGCAACTCCCGCTATCCCGCCGGGATCTCCGGGAGTTCAGGGACAAGGCGTTATGCGCCAGCCCAACGCTCCTGCTGGTGGCGGCTTGCAACCGCCCATGGGGCCCGCCGACGCTGGCCGAATGGCCAAGGGGCAGACTGGTGTAATCCCATATAACACGGCCAAAGCACTTGGCTTGACGGACATTGAAGCTGGCCAAGCTTTGTCAAACACCAAGCAAGAGGGGGGCGCTTGGGATCTTGCAGAAAAACGTCGTGAGGCAATGAGAAACGTTCAACGCATGGGCGGCAACAACTATGTTGAAAACCCAAGGTTTGGGGGCCTGTTGACGCCTGACCAAGGCGTTGGCCGAGGTCCCCGGGCCAGCTATGTGTATCAAGGTCCGTCAGAGCTGCCTCCGGGCCAGCTTGCCGGCCCTGCCGCGCCTCCACCTGCCGGGACTTTAGTCCAGTTGCCAAAGGCATTGCCTGTACCAACAACCCCGCCCCCCCCGGGCATGGGCGCACGGGTAATGTCCGGACTTGAAACCGTTACGGACCTTTTTAAAGGAATGTTGCGTCCCGTGGCAAGTGCGGTTGGAACGGTTGGCAAGTACGCTTTACCCCCGCTGGCCGGGCTCTCTGCCGGGCTGGATGCAGCCGAGTTGGCCAACGAGTACGGCAAAAAGGAAAACCAGCGCGACTACACCAAGATGGCGCTCAAGGGCGCAAGCATTGTTGGTGGCGGTCTGTCCATGTTCCCGCCTACTGCGGCTGTTGGAATTCCCTTGTCACTTGGGGCAACTGCTGCCCAAGCTTATCGAGATGACCCGGAGTATTACAAGCAAAAAATGAAGGAATACACCGGGTACTCCCCCTAATTTGAGCGGCTCTCCCCGCTTAGATTGCCGTGGCTTTTCAGTTGCCTGCGGTATCTTTAAGCCCCCATCCTTCGCGGGACGGGGGCCTTTTTACGGACGTTGGTTAGCCAACTTGCTGGCCACCTCGCGGTTCATGTGAGCCACGATCGTGACGCAGCGCTTGTGCTCCTCGGCCGCGATCAGGGGGCGCAGTACGGCCTCCAGCTTTTCGGCAAACTGCACGATGTCTACCTCGTCAGCAATTAGCGGGTTCTTACGCTTCTCGTCGCTGTAGAAAAATATCTGCTTGACCAGCTCTTCACTCAGGTGTGATTTCATTTTTATCTCAAGTATGTTGATTTTTCAGTTGCCAAAATTTAAGCAGCGAGCAGAACATCTCCCAACCTCGTTGCAGATCCGCCTCGTCCCACTGCTTGATGACTACGAGCCCCGGGACGCTGCGCGAGACAAACACGTTTGAACACCGAGCTTTGGGCATGCCAAGACCGACCCGGTAGGCCGCCAACTGCATCAGGTGGTCGTCGTAGGCGTCAACCTTGTCGGGGTCCGTGAACTCCTTAGTCTTGACGTCGGCCACGATCCCGTCCCCTTCGGTGCTGTGCAGGTCGCACTTTCCGCCAAAACCGTGACTGTGGCCAAAAGCTCTTTCAGCAATCCAGCCCTGATGCCCATAGAGGGCGTCTAAAGCGGCCACAGTGCCCTTAACGTGGGCCTCGTGACGGGTAATCACCTCACCCTCGTAGAAGCCCTGTATGGAGGCGTGTATGTCCGTCCCGGCGTCCGCAGCCGATCGCCCCTGCTCCTTGCTGTCCAGCATGATGCGGTCGATGTAGTCCTCCTCTAGCTCTTCAATGTAACGCGGCAGGGTCAAGGCAGCCATCAGCACCTGCTTCTGGAGCCACTGGATCAGCGCAGGCTTGGCCATCACGTTCAGGACCGTGGTGACCGATGGCACAAGGTTCTCGGTTCGAGCGTCGCGGAGCGTGGTGTTGCGCTCCTTGCCGTTCTTACCCATCACCGTGTACCGGGGCACCCCGTCGCGGGTGTACCAGTGGTTGCTTTCGCTGGCACGAGGTTCTTTCGCTGTAATATTCATTTGGTTTCTTCAGTGTTTAAAAAAGACTTTGTTGCCCTGAGCTAAATGGAACTTGTTCATTGCCAAAAATATTGCTGCGCCATAGAGTCACTGACGGCATATGGTTGTGAGAATGCATCGGTTCAACTTTAGATATTGGAGAAGTCCAGCCTATTTGTTGCATAGCCCTAGCGCCACTGACCCATGTGTTGTGGTGCAAAGTATTTGGCAATCTCAGCCCATTTAATTCAGCTTGTGCCCTGAACTCATCACCCATAACAACCGAGCGCATTGACAAGAAATTTTGCATAATTTCTAAATATTTTTCAACAAAAATAGGTTCTGCTTGGTAAGCCTTACACCAACATTTGTCAGCCAAAATTAACGCTTGTTTCATGCGCTCGTTCATATCAATCACCAGCGCGAGGTTCTTTCGCTGTGATGGTCATGCGCTCCTCGCTTTTAACATTGCGTCTGCTATTGCGTAACACCACTCTGACTTATCTGCAAGATGATGTAATGGACAGATAGCCATAGCCTTGGCAGCAAAATAATCGCGCAGGGTCATACCCGTATCGCCACATTCAATTAGCTCACCATCATCAATCATGTTGGGCTGAGGAAATGCTGGTCCTCCTGTTTCTGTTGTCATATTGCTCTCCATACTCGTTGATAACGGCCGGTCTGGCCAACGGTTTCTTGCTCAGTGGGCTCTGCAAAACCTGCCTTTTGCAGGTCAGGTAAACGTCGCCAGATCTGGTCTGGACGCAGCCTCAGACGGGCTGCAATCTCCTCAAAAGTGCCCTCACCCCGTTTAAGCTCACGGTAGATCTTGGCGCAAAGGTTGTCAGCGAATTCATCGACTCGAAGTGCAGCCTTCTTTGAGGTGCTTGGATCTTCAAGTCGTGCTAGCTTGCGTGGTTCTGTGTACATGCCAGTTGCCCGTTCTAGCTAAAAGGGAATATCCGAGTCTTCCATGTCATCAAACCCCGAGCCCGTAGAGCCGGGATCAGGCTGCGGGGCAGGACTTCGGGCACGCCACTCAGGGGATGACGTGATCTTCTCCTTCAGGCCGTTGCCAAAGGTCTCAAACAGCTCCATGTCGGGGTTGGAGATAACGAACATGGCCAGCTTGTTGAAACCCTCTGGCATACCGGCCTTCTTGATCGCCACGGGGACCGGGTTGATTGAGACGATGTTGGTGTACTCCTTGCCGTTTCCACCCAGCGCCTTGGACGCGGTGATCATGGCCCACGCACCCAGCACGTTCTTCAGCTCAAAACCCCTCAGCTCCTCCGGTGTGAACTCTTTGCCGCGCCAAGCCTGCAGGTCCTTGCGCATCGTTGCCTTCTCGGCCAACGATAGGGTGAAGTTCTTGCTGATTGACATGGGCTCGCCCTTGGCCGTCAACAGGGGTTTGCCACTGTCGTCCTCGCCGTGGACCTCAAACTGCAGCATGACCTTCTGAAGGTGCTTGGCCTGCCCTTGGAACTCAGTTTTCTGGGTGCCCATGTCAACAATACGATAGCACCGTGCAAGGTGCATCCCGGGTGGAACGGGGGTAAAGCTACCGCCGCCGCTGTCTCTCGCTGTTAAGCTCATTTATCGCTCCTAGGTTTAAAAATAGACGCATTGGGCACGCCGCACTCCGTGCAGATCATGTCCCAGTCGTCTTGGGTAGCAACGCCATCAACGGCCCGGCGAAGGGCTGCCTCAAGCATTTGCGTTCGTTCGAGCATCAGCTCGTGAAGATCATCCATGGTCAATCCTTGACCGTCAGGTAGGCCAAGCCGATCAAAACAAACAACAGGATTCCGCACCCGGGACCAAGAAAAAACCGCAAAATCGCTGTTAAGATGGTTCGCATCGTTCGCTTTCAAGTTAAAGTGAAGCTACTGTATCAAGTTTAATTTAAAAATACAACCCCCTTGCAAAATATTTTTTTATTGTGTATGATGCACTTAAACACAGGAGATCCAATGACGTTGACTGAATTTTTCCTTGCAAAACCCCGAGGGGCGAAGGCCGAGATGGCCAGAAAGCTTGGGGTGAGCAAGACGTGGATGAGCCTTGTGATCAGCGGCAAACACCTTGCTAGCCCTGAGTTGAGCGTGGCCATTGAGCGGTACACCAAGGGTCAGGTGACGCGCAAGATCCTCCGTCCTGACATCTTCGGAGCCCTGAAGTGATCTGGTACAAGTTCCACATCGGTGACTACCTTGCCGAGACAGCGCACCTTGCGGATGCCGAGGACTTGGCCTACCGCCGCCTGCTGGACTGGTACTACATCAGCGAGCAGCCACTTCCGCTTGACCTTGCAGCCGTAGTGCGACGGGTTCGGCTGGATGAGGACGTTGTAGCCCCTGTATTGGCAGAGTTTTTCAGGAAGACAGACGACGGCTACGTCAATGACAAGGCTGCCAAAGCAATTGTTGCCTATGCATCTCGGGTTGAGATAAATCGCAATTCTGGCAAATTAGGTGGCAGGCCAAGAAAAACGGCATGATAGAATTTTGGGCATGGCTACCCTTAGCGGGGGAAAAGGCGATTCGTTACCGCCCTGCCAGACCCACCCTCAGTAACGGCTGACCTAGAACGTAAGGTTGTCAATGCACTACTACCAGTTTAATATTGGTGACTATGTAAGTCACACCCGGCACCTGTCGCCCATCGAAGACATTGCCTACCGCCGCCTCTTAGACGCCTACTATCTCAGCGAACGCCCGTTGAACAGCGGTGTAACGTCCATTGCACGTCAGATCGGATTGCGCGAGTATGAGCAAGAAGTGGGCATGGTGCTCCAAGAGTTTTTTGTGCTTGGCGAACATGGCTGGACAAGCAACCGCGCCGACAAAGAAATTGCTCATTACAGGTCAAAGGTTGACCAAGCGTCCCGTGCTGGCAAGGCATCTGCTGAACGCAGGTCTAACGCACGTTCAACGGACGTTGCAACGGACGTTCAACCAACCAATAACCAAGAACCAATAACCAAGAACCAAGTAAAGACAGATATATGTCCACCTGACGGTGAACCTGTGGACAAATTGCCAGCTTGTCAGCACCAAGCAGTCATTGATTTGTACCACCAGCAGTTGCCTACCCTGCGCCGGGTTGAGGTGTGGAACGCTGTCCGACAGGGCTACCTGAGACAGCGCTGGCGCGAGGTGGCGGCGGAGTTGGGCAAAGAGAAGCCGATCAGCGGTGATGCGGTCTTGGATTGGTTCAATGACTTTTTTGGTCACATCCAGAAATCCCGTTTTCTGGTCGGCAAGATCAACGGGAAGGACGGGCGGGCTTTTGCCGCCGATTTGGAATGGATCATTAAGCCGAGCAATTTTGCAAAAATCGTAGAAGGAAAATACCATGGCACTAACTAATTTTAGAAAAGAAGAGCCCGTCCAAAACGACGACAAGCTGTACTGCTCGCACGCAGGTTGTGGGAACTTGTGGTCGGTCCGCATGGAGGGATCACCGCCGAAATGCAGTTATCACCAGTGGGGAAACAAACCGAAGCACGAGGGTACGTCAACCTACAAGCAGTGGTCAGACCGTCAAACCCTGTCAAAGCCGGTGTCTGACTGGTACAACCAGTCTGGAGAAAAGTGGTGAACTACTTTGAAGCTCACAAACTGCTTGACGAGGTAAAAGATGGACACGACCACACCACCGCCGACATCACAACTGCGCTTGGACTGGTTGGAGACATTGACCCAGACCTACGCCGAAATGGCTCTGGCTGGGGGCGACCAAGCGCTGAAAGACGGCCGGAGGGCTTACTTGATAGCCCGGTTCAAGGAACTGGAGCAGGACTTCCCCGGCATCACTGCAATCATTCACACCAAAATTAGGGCAATGAAATGAATATTTTTGAGCAGGGCAAAACCCTTTTTACGCAGAACGAATTCAACCAAGCGTTGGCCGAGGCGAAGGCTGAGATCATGTCGGTTGCCGTTTACACGACCAAGCAGGCCATGTACCTCGAGCGCCGGGCCTGTGCCCAGATGCTGCTGGACATGGCCGACAACGAGGATGAGGGGGCTGTCTGCACCGCCCTGCGCAATGCAGCCGACCAGTTGGTCAACCGCGTACCGGTGCAAAACCAATGATGCAAATTACGTTCACCGTCCCCGGACCGCCGCACGGCAAAGGAAGGCCAAGGTTTGCCCGGCGTGGCAACTTTGTTGCAACTTACACCGACGCCAAAACAAGCAGCTACGAAGACCAGATCCGGTTTTATGCACTGCAGGCAATGGGCAGCAGCAAACCGCTAGAAACGGCGTTAGAGGCTGCAATCTACATCAGGCTATCAGTGCCTAAGTCATACCCCAAAAAGCGCGTAGAGGCCTGTTTGAACGGCTCTGAGTGGCCTTGCAAGAAGCCTGACTGGGACAACGTGGCCAAAAGCATCTGTGATGCAATGAACAGCATTATTTTTGTTGATGACAGCCAGATCGTTGAATGCCATGTCCGCAAGGTGTATTCAGCGACTGCTGGTGTGGACGTTTTGATCAAGGAAAAAGAATGACACCAATGAAAGTCAAGTGGTACGAGGGGCGTAAGGGCAAAATTGGTATTGCCAAGGTCCAGACCGATGACGGCGATATTGAGTACCGCATCAGCGCCGTAGACGGATTCTTAGAGCACATGGACGTCCAGCAGGTCGTGGCATGGGGCGACTGGTTCCCCATTGAGGCCGGCGACGCATTATTTCCGGAGGGCGTATGACAGAAAAACTGATTGATCCTCAAGCTGCGGTCGACTTCATGATTGCCAAGAGCAAAGCTTACGCGCAGGCCGAGGCCAACAAGGTTTACATGGAAGAGCTACGCAAGACAATCAAGGCCGAGCAGATGATTGAGGCCGAGACCTTGGGTCACAAGACGGCCGCCATGCAAGAGCGCGAGGCGTATGCGTCAAGCCGGTACAAAGATCACCTGCTGGCCCTGCAGCACGCCGTTGAGGTCCGCGAGGAGCTACGGTGGATGCTGATAGCCGCGCAAGCTAGGATCGAAGTGTGGCGATCGCAAGAGGCCAGCAACAGGGCAGAAGGGAAGGCCACGATATGACTGAAGATGAAGAGTTCGAGCGCATCAGCCACGAGCAAAAATACACCCGAAGAAACAAACGTATTGACCAAGATAGGCGGGTGGGTGAGCCGCTATCGGTCACGTACTCAATCAAGCTGACCCAGAGCCAGCGTATTGCATTGATGAGGCTTGGACCGGAGTGGATCAGGTCTCAGATTGACGCCGTGAGCAGATGACAACGCTGGCTGAGAAAAAGCACATGAGCCGGGTAGCGGAACTGGGTTGTGCTGTCTGCCGCAGGATGGGGTACGAGGGGACGCCTGCTGAGATACATCATCTGAGAGCCGGAACAGGGGCTGGGAGACGCGCAAGCCACTATGACGTCATACCTCTGTGCCCGGAGCATCACAGGGGCAAGACGGGCCTCCACGGGCTCGGCACAAAGGGCTTCCCCCAGCACTACGGCTACAACGAACAGGACCTGTTGAACGACACCCGAACCCTATTAGGGTTTGTCCCTACAAAAATAATTTGAAATAGTTGGCATATCGTTTAATTCTGGATTACACTAGCATCACTGACAAAGCAATACCGCAAGTCAGGTAACACAGAAAGACCAGCGACATGAACACCACCATCACCCACGACGTTGACACACTCGGCCAACTGCTTGCTCAGATCGCAGCCCTGACCAAACAGGCTGACCAGATCAAGGATGCCATCAAGGATTCCGCCAGCATGGGTGGCGACAAGGTTGTCGAAGGCGACCTGTTCAAAGCCACCTACAGCGAGTCCAACCGCAGCGTGGTGGACAGCAAAGCCCTGTTCGCCGAACTGGGTGCCACACCAGAGCAGATTGCCCGCCACACCAAGACCACCGCTGTGTTCAGCGTCAAGGTCACCAGCAAGTAAACCCACCGCCCCTTCGGGGGCTTAACCAAAACGAAAGCGAATCGGATATGGACAACTACACAGCAACAGGTTTAGCAGAGGGCTTCATCGAAGCCGAAAGCGAAGAGCAGGTATTGCAGGCGTGGCAACACCTTGTTGATACTGGCCTCGCGTGGCAATTGCAGGGCTGGTTTGGCCGCACCGCCGCCTCGCTCATTGAGCAGGGTTACATCAACGCACCAGAGGTGTCAGCATGAACTACGGTCAATGGCACCAAACCTTTGTCAACAAGGTCAAAGAGTACGACTACTTCACTTGCCGCAGGGCGCTGTTTGATTGTCACGACACGCTGGCGCTTCACCCGCACCTGCCCACCGACGATCCCTACTACATCAAACTGTGGGCAGAGATCGACGCTTTGCGTGAACGCCAACTCAAACTTTCAAAGGTGGCCGCATGAAAACAGACCCCAAAATTTATTTGAGTTACAGCGAACGCGGTTGGATTTTGATCAACCAAGGTTCACCACTGTGCGACTACAAAAAGACCAAAGCAGAGGTCATGGAAGTTGTGAAGTTTTTTAAGATCACATTGCCAGACTGCACATGGAATGGCGACCGTGGTGAGTTTGTGATTACCGAAACCATTGAGGAAACAACATGATCTACACCGTAAAAATACTTAGCGAAAAGAACCACACCTCAGAACATCAGGTTGAGGCACCGAGCGCACAGGATGCAATTGACCTTGTAGTGGACGAGGCTCCGTTTGTCATCAGCGAGGTGTGGTGTGAAAACATCCATGATTGCCTGTGAACGAGTCCACCATGAGCGAATACATCAAAGGCTTTGACCACGGGTGTGACTACATCATTGCGGAGATTGAGCGGTACATCAAACAGCGCAACCACGAGCCTCGCATCACCCAGCCGATCGAACAACTGCTGGCCCATCTCAAGATGGAAGACCTTAAAAAACAGTCAAGTATTGCTTGA